GAGACACGAGGCCGCGGCGCCGTGGGCGGGGGTTCAGGGGGGGGGGGGCCGCCGCAAGACCGGCTACGTCACGGCCCGCCAGCTGCTCACCCTCGACCTGGACTTCCCTCCGGCCGAGTTCTGGGACAATATCATCGACAACCTGGAGATTGACAACGCCCTGGCGGTCTACTCCACACATAAGCACACTAAGGCGAAGCCCCGCTACCGTCTGATCATGCCTCTTGACAGAGAGGTCACGCCGGACGAGTACGAGGCCATCGCCCGCAAGATCGCCGAGAAGATCGGCATCGACTACTTCGACGACTCCACCTTCCAGCCGACCCGTCTGATGTACTGGCCGAGCCATAGTGTGGACGTCGAGCCCTTCTTCCAATACTACGACGCCCCCTTCCTGGCGGCTGACTCCATCCTGGCAGAGTACCCGGACTGGACCGACACCAGCTACTGGCCGGAGTCGTCCCGTATGGTGGGCATCAGAAAAAGAGACGCCGACCGGCAGGGCGACCCACTGGAGAAGAAGGGCGTCGTCGGTATCTTCTGCCGCACCTACAGCATCACCGAGGCCATCGCCAAGTTCCTGCCGGACGTCTACACCCCGACGGCCAAAGAGGACCGCTACACCTACGCAGCCGGCTCGACAGCTGCCGGCCTGGTAGTCTATGACGGCGACGTGTTCGCCTACTCCAACCACAGCACCGACCCGGCCGGCGGCCAGCTCTGCAACGCCTTCGACCTGGTCCGCCTCCACAAGTTCGGACATCTGGACGATGGTCACGAGGACAAGAGCGGCAAGGACGCCCCGAGCTACAAGGCCATGGCCGACGTGGCCAGAGATGACGAGGGCTGCAAACGAACAGCCGCGAGCGAGCAAGCAGCGAACGCTCGCCAAGAGTTCGCCCAGCTGGAGGAGGCCCCGGAGGACTGGGCCCTTCTGCTGGAGCGCAACGCCAAGATGGAGGTCTGCCCGACTCTCGTCAACGCCGTGCTGATCGTGCAGCACGATGAGGGCCTCCAGAACATCGCCTACAACGATCTGAAGCAGGCCATCGAAAAGACCGGACCGCTGCCGTGGCGAAATGACGGCGGCACCTGGAGAGATGCCGACGACGCGCAGCTCCTGGCATACATGAACAGAGTCTACCAGTCCCGCTTCACCAACTCGGCCGTCGTCACGGCACTGATCAAAGTGGCCGACGACCGGCACTTCAACCCCCTGCGGGAATACATCCAGGCGCTGCCTGAGTGGGACGGCGTGTCCAGAGTGGACACGCTACTGATCGACTATCTGGGCGCCGAGGACTCCACCTACACCCGGGCTGTGACTCGCAAGACCCTCGTCGGAGCCGTCCAGCGTGTGCTGCAGCCTGGCTGCAAATTTGACACCATGCTCGTGCTCGATGGCCCTCCGGGCATCGGCAAGAGCACCCTGCTCCGGAAGCTGGGCGGCGAATGGTTTGACGACTCCCTCAGCCTGGCCGACACCAGGGACAAGACCGCAGCCGAGAAGCTCCAGGGCAAGTGGATCATGGAGATCGGCGAGATGCAGGGCACCCGCAAGGCCGACATCGACATCGTCAAGGGCTTCCTGAGCCGCCAGGACGACGCCTACCGTGCAGCCTACGGCCGCGTGGTGCAGAGCCACCCGAGGACCTGCATCATCTGCGGCACTACCAACAGCACCGACGGCTTCCTGAGAGATACCACCGGCAACCGACGCTTCTGGCCCGTTCCCGTGAAGAAGGGCCGCCTCAGCGTCTGGGAGATGACCGAGGAAACCCGCGCCCAGATCTGGGCCGAGGCCATGATCTTCGTGGCCGAGGGCGAGACGACCTACCTGGACTACGAGCTGGAACGCGAGGCCGCGAGGATGCAGCTGAACGCGCTGGAGTTCGACGAGCGCGAGGGCGAGGTGGCCGAGTATCTGGACACCCTGCTGCCGGCGGACTGGTACAGCTGGGACCTGAGCCAGCGTGTGGACTACTTCCAGCAGCGCGACGTCCTGAGCCCGACCATCGAGGGCACGATGCAGCGCACGCGAGTCAGCACCAAGGAGATCTACTGCGAGTGCCTGGGGCTCCCGTGGGCCCGTTTTACGCGGCAGGACGGCGACCGGATCAAGACCATGCTGCTGAGGATCGGCGGCTGGAAAAGCGGCAGCAAGCTGGAAAAGGTGCCAGGATATGGCCCACAACGTTGTTACCACCGGAGCACGGGTAACGATTAAGTTGTTACCCGTGCACGGTCGGAGGCTCACGGGGTAACAACTGCTTGTTTTCAAGTTGTTGTTACCGCCAAAGCCCCCGATATTTTAGGCAAGGTAACAAGGTAACAAAGAAACCCCTAATATTTTAATTATTTGAATATAGACAATGAAAACCGCGCCCGAGAGCGCCCGCACGGACATATACGCGCGAGAGTGAATAGTTGTTACGGAGGATCCAAAGATGGAAAAACGAGAACGAGACATAGAGAGTGGCCTGCGGAAGCAGGTCGAGAGAACGGGCGGCAAGTTTATGAAGTTCACAAGCCCCGGGAACGACGGGGTGCCCGACCGGATCGCTATCCTACCGGGTGGCCGGGTATGGTTTGTAGAGCTGAAGCGCGAAGGCGAAAAGCCCACAGCCGTCCAAAAGTGGCAAATGGAACAGCTGCGGAAGATGGGCTGCAACGTGGCGCTGATCACCGGCAAGCAGGAGGCCATCGACTGGTGCATGGCCCGATGGGCTGACAAAGAGCATCTGGAGCATGAGGCGGAGGAGTACGCCGAGGAGATGGCACGGATCGAGGCGGAGGAAGCAGAAGCCAGAGCCGCCAGGGAATGAGGTGTCGGCTGATGAAGTACATCCCCCACGACTACCAAACCAGGTGGCACAAAGAAAACGACAAGGAGGTGATGCCCGATGAAGTTCATCCCACACGAATATCAGCAGAAGGCGATAGACAGGATCGTCAACAATAAGCGCTTCGGCCTGTTCCTGGAGATGGGCCTCGGTTAGCAAGACTGTCATCACCATGACCGCCATCGACATCCTGATCAACGAGATGTTCGAGGTGGATCGCGTCCTGGTCATTGCGCCGAAGCGAGTGGCTGAGGACACCTGGACACGAGAGCACGCCAAGTGGGACCACCTCCGCCACCTTCGCGTCAGCAAGGTGCTGGGATCACCGGAGCAGCGGCGCCGGGCGCTGACCACGGACGCCGACATCTACGTCATCGGCCGCGACAACGTGGTCTGGCTGGTGGATCTCTACCAGAAGCTGAAGACCGGCTGGCCCTTCGACATGATTGTGATCGACGAGCTCTCCAGCTTCAAAAACCCCCAGGCCAAACGCTTCCGGGCTCTCCGGAAGGTCATGCCGAAGGTGAGCAGGGTCGTCGGTCTGACCGGCACTCCTTCGGCCAACGGTCTCATGGACCTCTGGGCTGAGATCTACCTGCTGGACCGTGGCGAACGCCTGGGCCAGACGCTGGGCGCCTACCGCGAGAAATACTTCCGGCCGGGAGCCCGGAACGGTTACATCGTCTTCAAGTGGGAGCCCCTTCGGGGAGCCAGGGAGAAGATCGAGGCCGCCATCAGCGACATCTGCATCAGCATGAGCGCGGCCGACTATCTGAAGCTGCCGAAGCGGATCGACAACCGGATCCCGGTCAAGCTGAGCCCCCAGGAGATGAAGCAGTACAAGACCATGGAGGCCGAGCAGCTGCTTCACATCGACGACGAGGACGTGGTCGCCCTGAACGCGGCCGCCGTGATGACCAAGCTCCTACAGATTGCCAACGGCAGCGTCTACTCCCACGAGGGCAATGTCGTCCGGCTGCATAATGCAAAGCTGGAGGCGCTGCTGGAGATTATCGACACCACCGACAGCCCTGTCCTGGTATTTTACAGCTACAAGCACGACCTGGACGCTATCCGAGCAGCGATCCCCGAGGCCCGGACTTTGGACGGCCCGGAGGACATCGCAGAGTGGAACGCTGGCGAGGTCCAGGTGCTCCTGGCGCATCCGGCCAGCGTGGGCTACGGCCTCAATCTCCAGGAGGGCGGCCATGTGATCGTGTGGTACGGCCTCACCTGGAGCCTGGAACTCTACCAGCAGGCCAACGCCCGCCTCTATCGGCAGGGCCAGGAGAAGCCGGTGATCATCCACCACCTGATCGCAGAGGGCACCGTGGACGAGCAGGTCATGGATGCCCTGGAGGCAAAGGACACCAGTCAGGCGGCCTTGATGGCAGCACTGAAAGAAAGGAGAAATAAATGAGCGACCCGAGGAGAAACGCGGAGGGCTATCTCGATGTGACAGCCTATCTCGGCACCAAAAACGTCATACAAGAAGAAAACGAGGCCGAGCGAAAGAACAAGGACCTGATCCACACCTTCCGCCTTTTGGCTGACATGGCTGGCTTTGAAATAGTCGGCCGCATCACGATAAAACACAAAAAGACAGGGATGATTTTCAGATGATCGGATATTTAAGCGGTCCCATTACGGGCCATAAAGACTACCGGCGTCAGTTTGCGAAGGCTGCCGCCGCGCTGAAGGAGATGGGCTACAACGTCATTAACCCTGCGGCGATTGATGACGCCATTCCCGTCGAGTGCATGAGCTACGAGGAAATCATGCGGATCGACCTGGAGCTCCTGTCCGCTGCTGACTACCTGGTGCAGCTTCCCGGCTGGGAGCGATCCATCGGCGCCAGTCGCGAGCTGGGCTTCGCCCTGGGCACCGACAAGATCATCGTCAGCCTGGAGCAGCTTCTCACGAAGGAGGTGACGCTGTCATGACTTTAGACGAGACCTATGACTTCCTGATGCAGATCCGCCGCAAGGAGATCATCATCAGACGGAAAGAGACCCAGCGGGACGAGCTGAGGGCCTGCCTGCTGCCTGGCGCCATCCGCTATGACCGCGACAGGGTCCAGAGCACTCCGACCGATAAGATGGCCGACGTCATCGTCAGAGTGGACGAGCTGGACCGAGAGATCGATCAGCTCTGGCGTGAGAAGGCCTCCCTGGTCATCGAGATCAGCGACGCCATTGAGACGCTGGAGGACGACTACGAGAGAACCGTGCTGACCGAGTTCTACATAGCACGGGCACCGATGACCGAGGTGGCTGACGCCATCAACTACAGCGTCCGCAGGGCGTATCATTTCAGGAAGATGGGCGTCACCCATCTGGGGGAGGTTTTAGGATGATCAAACTGTTAAAAGGCAACTGTCTCGACCTTCTGCGGCAGCTGGAGCCCGGCTGCGCGGATCTCGTTCTGATAGATCCGCCATATTCCAGCGGCGGCCTGTTTGCCGGCGACCGCAAACAGGACACCCGCGTCAAGTACACCGACGCCGACTTCAACGGTGCGGCACGCTTCCCCAGCTTCTCCGGCGACAACATGGACCAGCACAGCTTCATCCAGTTTATGACCCATGTCAGCATGGAGCTCAGAGAGTTGACCAAGGAAGGCGGCACTATCGCCGCCTTCATCGACTGGCGAAACCTTCCGGCCATGACGGACGCGATCCAGATGGCCGGCTGGGTATGGCGTGGGGTCATTGTCTGGGACAAGGGCATCAGCCGAAACATCCCCGGCCGCTTTCGTAACGACTGTGAGTACATCGTCTGGGGCACCAACGGCCGGAAAGAGGTGGACTGGAAGGCAGCCAAGGGCGCCAAGGCCATGCCGGGCATCTACCACATCAACGGCGTCAACACCAAGCAGAAGCACCACCAGACGGAGAAGCCCGTGGAGCTCCTGAAGGCCCTGATCCAGATCTGTCCAAGGGGGGGGACCGTGGTGGACTGCTTCATGGGATCCGGCAGCACGGGCGTCGCTTGCGTCCAGGAGGGCCGAAACTTCATCGGGATGGAACTGTCCGACCAATACTTCGACACGGCCACCAAGCGCATCCAGGAGGCCGAGGACGAACTACTGAACGACTTTTAGAAAGTCGGCGAACATTGCAAACCAGAACGTGTTATACTGGTAAAGTGGACGAATGAGGGCAGGACCGGAAGGGCCTGCTCTTTTCCGTTTATCGAAATGACGAATAGGAGGCGGCGAGACCATGCCAAAAGCAAGGAACTCGAAAGTGGACGAGGCCCTTGCATTGTATCGGCAGGGCCTTAAACTCATAGAAATCTCCCGGAAGCTGGACATCCCGGAGGGGACTGTCCGCCGATGGAAATGCACCTACAAATGGGACGCCCCCGAAGAAACCGAGCGCTCGCAACCTAAAAAACCGAACGCTCGCAAACGAGGAGGGCAGCCTGGTAACAGGAACGCCACCGGGCCACCCGGTAACAAGAACGCCGAGAAGTTCGGCTTCCTGTCCAAGTATCTCCCAGAGGAGACACTGGAACTGCTGCACTTGACAGCGGGCTCCTCCCCTCTGGATCTTCTCTGGACCCAGATCCAGCTGGCCTACGCTGCCATCATCCGGGCTCAGAAGATCGCCTACGTCAAAGACGCTGAAGACAAGACCATCGAGAAGATCGAGGACCGCAGCGGCGCCGAGTCATGGGGCGAGAAATGGGAAGTCCAGCAGGCCTGGGACAAGCAGGCCAACTTTATGAAAGCACAGGCACGCGCTCAGAGTGAGCTCCGTGGTCTGATTAAGCAATACGACGAGATGCTGCACAAGGACTGGGACGCAGCTACAGAGGAGCAGAAAGCTCGCCTTCATCTGCTGAAGGCTAAGCTGAACGACGGCTCCGATGACGCCGGGAAGGTGGTGATCATCAATGACGCGCACGATCCGCATCAGTGACCTGATCATCCCGAAGTTCTGGCCGGCCTTCAATGATCGAGAGCACACGCACAAGATCCTGACCTCTGGGCGAGCCGGCACCAAGTCCTCAGAGGCTGCCATCGAGGTCGTGTATAAGATCGTCAGTGAGGAAGACTGCTCCGCCGTGGTCATCCGGAAGCGCCATAACAAGCTCCGGAAAACGGTCTACAAAGAAATCAAGCGAGCCATCAAGCGCCTGGGGCTGCCGGAGAGCCTGTTCAAGATCACGGTCAGCCCCATGGAAATCACATACAAGCCAAACGGCAACACCATCTACTTCGCCGGATCCGACAGCATTGACGACACCAAGGGCATCATCGACGAGAGCAAGCCCATCAAGATCGTGCTGCTGGATGAGGTCAGCGAGTTCTTCACAGACGGCGAAGGCGAGGACGAGCTCCAGAACATCGAGGCGACCTTCATCAGAGGCAACGTCGAAGGCTTCCAGATGCTCTACCTCTACAACCCGCCGAAGAACCCCAACGCCCCCGTGGTGGTCTGGTGCCGGAAGATGGAGAAGCGTCCGGACTGCATCCACGTCCATGTGGACTACCGGGACGTGCCTCCTGAGTGGCTGGGCGCCAAGCTGATCGAGGCGGCTGAGATCCTCCACGAAGTGGATGAGCGCCAGTGGAGATGGCTCTGGCTCGGCCTCAGCATCGGCGTGGACGAGCTTATTTACTATATGTTCGGCGATGCTGCCATCCAGCGCCCGAGCCGCGACCACTACCGGATCATCGGCATCGGCGTGGACTATGGCCAGCAGAACGCCACAACATACCAGGCGGCCGGCCTGAATGAGTACGAGCACAAGCTGGACGGCCTGACGGAATACTACCACAGCGGCCGGGAGACCGGAACGCAGAAAAGTCCCAGCGAGTACGCCGGGGACTTCGTCAAGTTTTTGAACCTGCTGCATGAAACCTACTCATGCAGCTATTTTTATACCTTCATCGACCCCTCGGCCCGTGGCCTGATGGAGGAGATCAAGCGGGCCACCAGGGGCATCGGTTACAACGTGCTGATCCGCGACGCCGAGAACGACGTGGCGCTGGGAATCTCCCGAGTGCAGAAGCTCCTGACCTTCAAGATGATGACCGTGTCGCCAGACCAGGAGAACGCCGTCCGGGAGTTCGGTCTCTATGAGTACGACAAGAAAAGCATCGAGAGGGGCCGCGAGGAGCCCGTGAAGCAGGACGACCATGGCATGGACGCCATCCGCTACCTGGTCATGGGAATGTGGTCGAAAATCAAGAACTACCTGCCCGTTAGGGATAAAGAGGAGGAGCCGGAAGGAGCCATAAAATGAACATTTTCGAGTATTTCAAAAAGAAGGGCATCGACACCATCGACAGCTCCTTCTACAGCAAGATCGCCATGTGGGACAGCTGGTACAGGGCGAACGTCAAGCGCTTCCACCAGTACCGTGTCTACCATGGCACCGGGCAGTATGAGCGCTGCCATCGCAAGAGCCTGGGCATGGCGAAGAAGATCTGCGAGGACATCAGCGACCTGCTGCTGAACGAGCGCGTCACCATCACCATCAAGGACGAGACCACGGCCAAGTTCGTCCGCAGCGTTCTCGATGCTGCGAACTTCACCGTGCAGGGCAACGAGTACCAGGAGCGCAAGGCTGCTTGCGGCACCGTGGCCTATGTCCCGTATCTGACCAACATGGAAGTGGCCGAAGACGGCAGCGTCCTGAGTGCTGACATCAAGCTGGACTATGTGGTGGCCAAGAACATCTACCCCACAGCCTGGGAGAACTCCAGGATCACCGAGGTCATCTTCGCATTTCCGAAGACTTACAAGCGCAAGAAGTACGTCCAGCTCCAACACCATAAGCTGGAGCCCTGGCAGGACAAGGATGGCAACGATCTCGGCTATCAGTACGTCATCGAGAACAGCGTCGTGGAGTGTTCCTCCGGCGCTGGTCGAGATCTAACGCCTGCCGAGTGGAACGCGATCCCGTACTTCGAAGGCCTGGCTGCCAGAGTCGAGACCGGCTCCGATCAGCCCCAGTTCATCATCGACAAGCTGAACATCGCGAACAATGTGGATGAGGACGACACCAACCCGATGGGCGTGGCACTTTTCGCCAACAGCATCGACGTCCTGGCCAAGATCGACCTGGAGTACGACAGCTACGCCAACGAGTTCGCCCTCGGTCGTAAGCGCATCTTCGTGGCGCCTGAGATGCTGACCGACGCCAGCGGCTCCCAGGTATTCGATCCCGACGACAGCGTCTTCTATACGCTGCCGGAGGACTACTTCAAGAACACCAAGGAGGCGCTGCACGAGGTCAACATGGAGCTGAGGACCGAGCAGCACGAGCAGGCCGTCAACAACGATCTGAACCTGCTCTCCTTCAAGTGCGGCTTCGGCACCCAATACTACCGCTTCGAGCGTGGCACGGTCGCGACGGCCACCCAGGTCATCAGCGAAAACTCCGATATGTACCGCACGATCCGCAAGCATGAGATCATCCTCCAGGACGTTCTCACCGACCTGATCCGCACGATCATCCGCCTGGGTAAGACTGCCAACGTGTCCGGCCTGGTGGAGAACACCGACATCGTGATCGACTTCGACGACTCCATCATCGAAGACAAGCAGACGGAAAGAGCCGAGGACCGCAAGGACGTCGCCATGGGCGCCATGGGCCTGCCGGAGTACCGCGCGAAATGGTACGGCGAGACGGAGGAAGTCGCAGCCAGTAAGCTGCCTGACCAGTCCGCCGGCGTTCTGATGTAATGGATCAGAGCTACCACGACCTACTGGCTGCCGGCGTCGAGAAGCGCTTCCGGGACCTGGAGATGGCGATCATGGACGACATCATCCGCCGGATCCGGAAGGCCGGCGCAATCACCGACTCGGCCGACTGGCAGATCCAGCGCCTCATCATCCTGGGCAACAGCACCCAGGACATTGAGGACCTGATTCGGAAGGCCGTGGACGGAAACGAGGAGGAAGTCCGCCGGCTCTACGCTGAGGTCATCGAGCGGGAATATACCCGCGACCGTAGCCTCTACGAGCAGATCGGCAAGGAGTTCATCCCCTACGAGCAAAACCCCGAGCTCCAGCAGCTGACCGACGCCCTGGTGCATCAGTCCAGCGAGGAGCTCTACAACATCACCAGGAGCACCGGCTTCATGCTGGACAACGGCCACGGCGGGAAAGTCTTCACGCCCCTGGCTGACGTCTACAATGGCTACCTGGACGACGCCATCACCGGCATGGCCAACGGCGCCTACGACTACAACACGCTGGTCCGCCGCATGGTCAGCCAGATGACAGCCTCCGGGCTCCGGACCGACCACCCCTTCAGCGATGGCGGCAGCGACTACGGCGTGGACTACGCCAGCGGCTGGCACAATCGCGTGGACGTGGCCGCCCGCCGTGCTCTGCTCACTGGCTTCGGCCAGCTCACCGGTCACGTCACGGATCTGAACGCCCAGCGGCTGGGGACCGACTACTTCGAGGTCACATGGCACGCCGGAGCTCGTCCGGATCACGCTGCATGGCAGGGCAAGGTCTACACCAAGGAGCAGCTGACAACCAAGTGCGGCCTGGGCACCGGCCCGGGCCTGCTGGGCTGGAACTGCCGCCACACCTACTATCCCTTCATCCCCGGAGTGAGTGAGCGGCTCTACACCGACGAATGGCTGGAGGAGCAGAACGCCAGGGAAAACACTCCGCGCCGCTTCCGTGGCAAGGAGTACACCACCTACGAGGCCACTCAGAAGCAGAGGCAGATGGAAACAGCTATGCGGGCCCGGCGTGAGCAGGTGCAGCTCCTTCGTGCTGGAGGGGCTGACAAGGAAGACATCACCATCGCCCGGTGCAAGTACCAGGCCCAGCTGGAGCAGTACCGCAGCTTCTCGAAGGCGATGGGCCTGGAGGAGCAGACGGAGCGCATCTACACGGGACGCACCACGGGCAGAATTTCACCGAGCCCGCAGGTCTACGCGCAATGGCAGGCCGAGCAGGCAGCCAAAGCGGCCAACCGTGCGAAAGAACGCGCCGAGAAGCAACGCAGAGCGGCCCAGGACGCAGCTCAGAAGGGAGCAAGCACATGATCCGGATAAACGTCAAGGACACCGGGATCACCGTCTCAGGGCACGCACAGCGGCTCCCTGGGGCGTCTCCCGGGCATAACATTATTTGCGCCGGCGTCTCGGCACTGACCCTCACACTGATCGAGGGGCTACGCGAGGTGGCGGGCATCGAGATCCAGGAGAGCATCAGACCGGGCAGCACTGTCATCAGCTGGCCGGATCTGAATGAGATCGGCCGGGCGCTGGTCCGCACTTATGTCCTGGGCCTGGAAGGCATCCGGGACAGCTATGGAGAAATAACGATAATTTGAGCGCCGCGAGGCGCTTTTATTATGAGCAGACGCCGGGCTCTGAGCCGGCGGGAATGTTCACGACACATTACAAAAACGGAGGAATGACCCAATGAAAAAGTATTTTAACCTTCAGCTCTTTGACAACGGCGGCGAGGGCGGCTCTGGCGGAGGCCAGGGTGGAAACGCTGGGGACGGCAACGGCAGCCAGGGAAATGCCGGGAATAATGGAGGCACCGGAGGCTACAGCTTCCAGCAGGCCGAGGAGATCGCCCAGGCTCGTGCAGAACGCGCCGAGAAGGCCGCTCTCAGCTCCTACTTCAAGCAGCAGGGCATGAGCGAGGAGGAAATCAACCAGGCGATCAAGGACTTCAAGGCCAACCGAGAGAAGCAGCGCCCCAATGTGGACGCCATCACGAGGGAGCGCGATGACGCGCTCGCAGAACTGGCTCAGATGAAGAACAGCCAGACTCTCGCCCAGAAGGGCGTCCGCGCCGAGGACACTGACTACGTCATGTTCAAGATCGCGGCCCTGATGAAAGAGGACAGCAAGCTCGACTTCGAGAAGGCCGCCACCAAGTTCCTGAAAGAAAACCCCCGCTTTGCTACCAGCGGCAGCGGGTCCTACCGCGTGAAGACCGGCACGGAAAGTTCCGGTGCGGGCAGCTCTGGAAACCAGAACAGCAACGACTTCATCAACGCTGCCATCCGCAGAAAAGCGGGCCGCAACTAACAAAATTATGGAGGAATAACCACATGAAAAAGTATTTTAATCTTCAGCTTTTTGAGACCGACGCCCAGATCATTGACAGATCTGGCGCCGAGTCTCTGATCCCCGAGGACCGTGCTGCGGAAATCATCCAGGGCGCCATCGCTCAGTCCGCTGTCCTCTCCATGGGCCGCCGTCTGGCCAATATGACTGCAGCCCAGACCCGTCTCCCTGTTCTGGATGCTCTGCCTATCGCCTACTTCGTGAACGGCGACACCGGTCAGAAGAAGACCACCAGACAGGCATGGGACAAGAAGACCATCATCGCCGAGGAGATCGCGGTCATCGTTCCCATCCCCGAGGCAGTTCTGGACGACGCTGACTACGACATCTGGGGCGAGGTCCGTCCTCGTATCCAGGAGGCTTTTGGCCAGGTCATCGACGCCGCCATCCTGTTCGGCACTGACAAGCCCGCAACCTGGCGTGAGGGTCTGGTGCCTTCCGCTACTACTGCCGGCGCAGTGAAGCAGATCTCTGCTGATCTTTACACTGACCTGCTCGGCGAGGGCGGCATCATCTCCAAGGTGGAGGAGTCCGGCTACTTCGTGTCCGGCCATGTGGCCGACATCGGTATGCGTGCTAAGCTGCGCGGCCTGAAGGACGGCAACGAGCGTCCTCTGTTCCTGAACTCCATGCAGCAGGCCGGCAACTATACCCTGGACGGCTCCGCCATCCAGTTCCCTCGCAATGGCGCCTTCGACAAGACCAAGGCCCACATGATCTCCGGCGACTTCTCTCAGCTGGTGTACTCCATCCGCCAGGACATCACCTTCAAGCTGTTCACTGAGGGCGTCGTGCAGAACACTGACGGCACCATCGCCTACAACCTGATGCAGAACGACATGGTGGCCCTTCGTGCTGTCATGCGTCTGGGCTGGGAGATCCCGAACCCTGTCAACGCCATGGCCAAGGAAAAAGCGAAGCGCTTCCCGTTCGCCGTGCTGACCCCCACCAGCGTCTAAGTGAAGGAGGTGCAGCCTGATGTACGTCTCCTATGAATACTACAGCCAGACCTTCGGGGGCCTGCTCCCGGAGGCTGACTTCAAAAAGGCCGAGGCCAAGGCGGAGGCGGTCATCGGCTACCTGACCTATATCAACGGGGACATCTTCGCCAAAGAGGACAACCGCGTGAAGCTCGCGGTCTGCGCTGCGGCGGAGGTCGTTCATTATCACAATACCCAGGCCAGTGCAAACGGCAATCAGGCGGCAGGTGTGAAAAGCGAGACCAACGACGGCTACTCCGTGACCTACATCACGGAAGGCCAGGATGGCCAGACGGCCGAGGAGCTTCTCCGGAAGAAGATCTACGAGGCCGTCCGCGTCTACCTGCTGCCGACCGGATGGCTGAGTCGGGTCCTGAAGGGAGGCTGCGGCCGTGTATGTTCAGACAGCGATCACAGTCTTTAATAAGCGACTGAGTGCAGACCGTCGAGAGGTCTACTTCCCGACCTGCATCCGCAGCGCGTCGTTTCTGGAAAATAAGAGCTCCGGCCACTCCACGGACGGAGCTCACTCCCAGAGCCTCGCCTACAAGCTGCGGATCCCGGCCAACGCAACGGTCCAGAACGGCCGGGGCTACGTCTCCGAGGCTGAGTATGCCCGCCTGGACGACGCAGCCGCTGCCGGCTGCTGGACACTTCAGACGGGCGACTATGTCGTGCCGATGGAGACCGCACTGGCAGATCCCATTGACGCCGGAGCGCTGGAGGAGCTCGCAGCTCACAGCCAGCTGATCCACGTCAAGGAGTACGCTGACAACACCATCAGAGGCTCGGCCGCCGTGAAGCACTGGCGGATCGGAGGCGAGTAAAATGGCGTTTAAGCCCATCACCAACCCCAGGGGCGTCATCATCCAGGGAAAGAACGGCAAGGCCCAGCTGATCTGGAACGCCGGCTGCGCCCCGAGAATGAACGAAGTGCTCAGCAAGAAGCAGGAGATCATCGACAGCGAAGTGCTCAGGCTCTGCGCTCCGATGGTCCCTAAGCGCACCGGCGCCCTGGAGCGATCCGGCACGCTGGGCACCGTCATCGGCTCCGGCGAGGTGCAGTACATCGCACCATACGCCCGCCGGCAGTATTACAACACCAGCCAGACCCGGAGCTACGACTCCAGGCGCGGCGGTATGTGGTTCGAGAGAATGAAAACCGCACACAGAGCGCAGATCCTGAGACTGGTCAACGGAAAGTAAAGGAGGCCCAACATGGTCAAGTCAATCATCGAGGGCGTCGCCGACTATTTCAGGGACTGCCCTCTCCTCAGCGCCGGAGTGTTCCGCGTCGACGCCCTGGGGGATAAGCCGCAGGAGTACACCATCGAGACGGGGATCTTCAACCCCATCATCGAGACGTACATCGACGGCAGCTCCGACCGGCGTTACCAGTTCAACTTCGGCAGCCGGGAGTATTACAGCATGGACCGGCTCCAGAACATTGCCAACAGCACCTTCTACGAGGACTTCGCCAACTGGGTCGAGGCTCAGGAGGCGGCTGGCAAGTTCCCGGAGCTGCCGGAAGGTATGCACCCGGAACAGCTCAGCGTGCTCTCGTCTGGCTATATGTTCGACGAGGCCATGAGGAACGCACGCTATCAGATCCAGTTAGAACTCATTTATCACAAGGAGGCATAAGCACATGAAAAAGTTTGATCTTCAGCTCTTTGACGAGAGCCGTGCTGCCCTGCTTCGCAACGCCATCGCGGACTATGCCGAGATCGACGGCGCCTTCGAGCTCATGGGCACCGGCTTCACCACTCTGGACGAGAGCCCCAACGCACAGACCGACAGCGAGACCTACATCAACGAGGTCACTGCATCCACCGACATCACCAGCTACGAGACCGAGTTCGCCTATGAGTCCCGCCTGATCCCTTCCCAGAAGGCGATCTACAAGCTCTGGAAGATGGGCCGCGATCACGCCACTGGCAGCGACGCCCAGCTGAAGTATGTCCGCGTGGAGCTGTTCAACCCCATCGGCGAGTCCTCTGAGGCTGCCGCCGAATACACCGCCCGCCAGTTTACCGTGGCCAACGAGGTCAGCGAAAACTCCGGCGCCGGCGGCGAGAAGATCAGCGTCACCGGCACTCTGCACGCCGTCGGCGATCCCGTTCTGGGCAAGTTCGACACCGTGGCCAAGAAGTTCACCGCCGGCGACTTCAAGGGCAAGTACGACACCGCAGCAGCTGGCTAAGCCCTAAACAACGCAACAACTGGCTCCGCACGACTGGCCTGATCAGGCAGTGAGCGACCAGGCACCAGCAGGCCAAACGGTGCAGCCTGCTGGTGCTCTTTTTATAGCACCGACCAATGGAGGAAAACAAAATAATGGAATTGATCATTAACAACGTCAAGCTCGAAGGCGATCTGATGGACGCTGACTTCATGGAGAAGTTCGAGACGGCCATGGTTAAAATGCGCGACTCTGCTCTGGAGGCGAAGCGTCAGAGCTTCCCGACTGCTGCGGCCACTTACCGCGCCCAGTGCGAAGTCGTCAACACCTGCTTCGACGAGATCTTCGGCACCGGCACGGCTGTCAAGCTGTTCGGCGGCAAGATGAACGTCATGGATCACCTCAAGGCCATCGAGAAGGTCAGCGAGTGGGCCGCTGGTGAGCGCAAGGCTCTCAACGACCTCACCAACCGCTACACCCAGCGCCAGCAGAACGCCGTCCGTAATATGCAGACCGCGCAGTTCGTCTCTCAGAAGCACGGCAAGGGTAAAAAGCGCTGAACCTGCTGATCGACGGGCTGCCGGAGGAGGTCGAGATCGCGGGCCAGCTGGTCCCGATCAGCACGCACTTCCGGACAGGCATACTGTTCGAGGAAGTGCTGCAAGATCCTGAGCTCGATGATCTGGAGAAGATCCAGACCGCGCTCCAGTTATACTTCCCCGGCGTCGTTTTTGACCCTGATGTGCTCGATGAGGCGATCAGCAAGATGGTCTGGTTTTACCGCTGCGGCGTGGATCCCGCAGAGACGACGGGCAAGTCCGCAGACGGCACCGTCAACGATGAACCGCCTTTTTCCTACGAGCACGACGCTGATTACATTTTTTCCGCGTTCATGCAGGCCTACGGCCTGGATCTGGCGCGGCGCCCCCTCCACTGGTGGCAGTTCCGAGCGCTCTTTAGATCGCTACCCGAGGACACGCAGCTGGTCAAGATCATCGGCTACCGCACGATGAAGATCCCGGCCAAGATGTCCAAGGAGCAGCGGCAGCACTATGAGAAGATGAAGCGCATCTACGCTCTCCCTCAGTCGGCTGACCGTCAGCAGCTCGAAAGTGACCTAAACAACCTACTTATGAACGGCGGCAACCCCGCCGCACTCTTGAACGGTAGCGAGGTAAGGTCATGGCATCAGATGGAACCCTAAAATTTGACACAAGCCTGGACTCCGGCGGTCTACAGTCGGGGATGGGCAAGGTCGCAGGCATCGCACAGCAGGCGCTGGGCGTGTTCAGCGGCCAGATGATGACCAGGGCAGTCGATAGCCTGGTCAACCTCGGGAAGACGGCCCTCAGCAGTGTGGGCGCTCTCGAACAGAACGTGGGCGGCGTCGAGACGCTGTTCGGCGACACTGCGGACGCAGTCATCGCCGCAGCGGATCGCGCCTACCAGACGGCAGGAATGTCTGCCAACGACTACATGAGCACGGTCACGAGCTTCTCGGCGTCCCTGCTCCAGTCCCTCGGAGGTAACACCGAGGAAGCCGCCAAGGTGGCGGACATGGCCATCATCGACATGGCCGACAATGCGAACAAGATGGGCACGTCCATGGATATGATCCAGAACGCGTACCAGGGCTTCGCAAAACAGAACTACACCATGCTGGACAACCTGAAGCTGGGCTACGGCGGCACGAAGACCGAGATGGAGCGACTGCTGGCCGATGCTCAGAAGCTGACGGGCGTCAAGTATGACATCAACAACCTGAACGACGTCTACCAGGCGATCCATGTGATCCAGGAAGAAATGGGGATCACCGGCACCACAGCCAAGGAAGCCTCCGAGACGCTGGAGGGATCCATGGCAGCGGCGAAGGCCGCCTGGGATAACTTCATGAACGGCTCCGGCGATGCTGATCAGCTGGCCGACGCCTTCGCAACGGCGGCGGACAACATCGTCAAGAACCTGGCCGAGATCATCCCGCGCTTCGCTGAGCCGCTGCCGGCTCTGGCCGGTGCCATCGTTTCCCAGATCCCGGGACTGGCTGCTGCCATCGTGCCCGCAGTCCTCTCTGCCGGCCAGAGTATTCTGGAGCAGGCCCGGGACGCTGTCACGGCCTTCGACTTTGTGGCGGCTGCTGAGGACGTCGTGCAGAAGATCACGGACTTCATCAGCAGCGACGGCCTGGGCTCTTTCCTGGGCTGCCTGGTGGACATTTTCACCGGCATCGTCAACGGTATCAGCTCCATGCTGCCGGTGCTTCTGCCGGCTCTCGTCGAGCTGATCGCCTACACCGTGACCACGCTGATCGACCAGCTGCCGGCTCTCCTGGAGTGTGCGCTCCAGCTAATCATCGGCCTGGCTGATGGTCTGCTCGCTGCTCTGCCTGTTCTGATCGCAGCACTGCCGGAGATCATCAACTCCGTGGTGAGCTTCCTGGTGGCAGCAGTCCCTCAGATCCTCCAAGCAGGCATCACGCTCCTGCTGGCCCTGGTGGACGCGCTCCCGACCGTGATCGACGCGCTGATCGCAGCGCTGCCTCAGATCATCGAGTCCACAGTCTCCACGCTGGTCGCAGCAGCGCCTCAGATCGTGCAGGCGGGCATCTCGCTCCTGCTGGCTCTGATCGAGGCCATCCCGGTCATCGTGCCCCAGATCGTGGCCGCACTGCCCCAGATCATCACGGCCATCATCAACGGCCTGATCGCAGCGGGCCCGCAGGTCCTGGCAAGCGCCCAGGAAGTGTGGGGTCAGATCACCGCAGCCGTCCCTCAGCTGATCGCTGACATCGGCGCGGCCGTGCCGGAGATCATCAACGGCATCGTCAACGGCCTGGCCGCTGGCGCGTCCGCAGTATGGGACGCAGCCTGCCAGCTGGGCAGCAACATCCTGGGCGGCATCAAGAGCTTCCTGGGTATCAACAGCCCGAGCACCGTCATGGCGGAGCAGGGCAACTACATCATCCAGGGCCTGCTGAAAGGTCTGGAGACCATGCCCGACGCGGTCAGCCAGCTGTTCCAGTCCACCCTGGACAGCATCACCACCTGGGGCTCTGACATGGTGGCCCGGATCGGCGAGTGGGGCGCCAATATGGCGACCACAGCCGGCACGGCGATGAACACCATGGTCCAGACTGTCATCCAGTGGGTGCAGCAGCTCCCCGAGCAGGTCTGGGTCTGGCTGGTTAATACGGCCAACAAGCTGAACCAGTGGACGATCCAGCTCGTGCAGAAGGGCCAGGCGGCAGCCACAGGCCTCGTCAACGCCGTCCTCGATGGCGTCCGTACACTGCCGAGCCTCATGGTCTCCGTCGGCTCTGACATCGTCCAGGGCCTCTGGAACGGCATCAGCGCAGGATGGTCCTGGCTGACCAATAAAGTCGCAGACCTGGCCCGGAGCCTGCTGCAAGCTGCGAAGAACGCCCTCGACATCGGATCGCCTTCTCGTGAGTTCCGTGACGAGGTCGGCCGCTGGATCATGCCCGGCATCGGTGAAGGCATCGACAAGTCCATGCCTGAGACGCTGCAAAACCTGAAGGCAAGAGCCGGAGAGCTCGTCGGCGCCATGCGTGCCGAGCTGGCAGCCTCCACCTCTCAGATGGCTCTCGGGGCTTCTCACGCTGCCGGTCTGAGGACCGCCGGCGTCGGCACCACGGTCTACTATGACAACCGCGTGGAGCAGAACAATGAGTACCACGTTCCGGTCGCCAGCCCGTCCGAGGTAAACAAAGCACAGCGCGAGGCTGTCAGAAAGCTGGTCGGAGGTGTGAAATGAATAAATTAACCCTGAAGATCGTGCTCACCTGCAACGGCCGGACCCTCACCATGGGGCCCGGCTCCGATCTGGACATCACAAAGGTCTCCGGACTGGAGTCGTCCGACATCTCCCTGAGCACGTCAGACAATGCCCTCGTCGACGGCGTAACAGTCGACGGCAAGAAGATCCAGGCCCGCCCGATCCACATCGAGGCGGCCTTCCGGGGTCTGAAAAACAACGCGGAGAACCGGCAGAAGGTGATCAAGTTCTTCAACCCGAAGTACACCGGCAAGGCGCTGATCACCAACATGGGCGTCAGCCGCAACATCGAGTACGAGCTGGAGGGCTGGAGCTTCAAAGAGCAGGCCAACCTCAACAGCCGCCTGAAGATCGTGGTCGACCTCCTCTGCCCGGATCCGTATATGCTCAACACGGACAACTTCGGCAAGAACATGGCAGCCTTCACCGCCCTGTTCGCGTTCCCGTGGAGAGTCACCAGCCAGAAGGTCCTGGGCGTGCCTAAGCCCTACACAGGGCTCGCCCTGGGCGGCATGGCCATGGCCTACAGAACGCTCCGCCAGGAGGTGGCTCTGGCCAACGACGGCGACGTTCAGACCGGTGTGATCATCAAGTTCGTGGCCACTCGTGGCCCGGTAAAGAACCCGAAGATCGCCAAGGTCGGAACATCCAACTTTATGAGGGTGAAGGTGGACATGGAGATGGGCGACGTCCTGGTCATCGACACCAACGAGCGGCACCAGGTCGTCGAGCTCAATGGCGTGAACTGCTACCAGCGAGTGGACAGGGCCAGCAACCCCTTCCAGCTGGACGTGGGCGACAACTATCTGGAATACGCAGCCGACGAGAACTACGTCAATCTGGACGTCAACCTCTACTACACGCCCAAATATCTGGGGGTGTAAATTATGCGAATTTCAGTATTAAACGCCAGCTTCGAGTTGCTCGGCGAGTTCTCCATCTACCGCTCACTGATCTGGAACCGGCGATACTATGAGCCGGGCGTGTTCGAGATCCACACAGCCGTGGAATACTTCCCGCTGCTGAACTCGGGCCGCTATATCTTCCGGCACGACCGGCAGGAGCTGGGCGTCATCCGGGAGGTCAACTACACACAGACCAGCAAGGGCGCCCGCACAGCTTACTGCAAGGGCTACTTCAGCGAGGCCCTGTTCAACAACCGCGTCACCGTTCCCGCTGCCAATATCACCGGCACGCCGGAGGAGATCAGCAGGGCCCTGGTGACGACGTACTTCATCAGCCCCAGCGACGGCGACCGTGTTTTCCCTCAGATCCGGCTGGGAGCGCTCTCCGGTCTGGGCTCGTCCACTACGCTGCAAAGCACTGGCGACCAGATCGGCGACAAGATGTACGAGCTGGAGCGCACCCAGGAGCTGAGCCACCGCCTTGTCTTCGACTTCGAGGAGAACATCCTCACGTTCGAGGTCTGGGCTGGCCTGGATCGCACCGATGACCAGGAAGTGAACAGCCCGGCAACCTTCTCCAATGCGTTCTACAACGTCAAGAATGTCGTCTACGACCGCGACGCCAGCAATGCCGCCAACTTCGCCTATGTGGCCGGAGAGGGCGAGGACGCTGATCGTGTCATCGTGGAGGTGGACGCCAGAACTGACGCCACCCAGGAGCGCCGGGAGATCTTCGTGGATGCACGAGACCTGCGGAAGACCTACAAGGACAGCAGCGGCACAGAGCGCACCTACTCCGACACCCAGTACGCCGCCCTGCTCCGGCAGCGCGGCCTGGAGAAGCTGGACGAATACGCTCAGGTGGAGGTCGTCAACAGTGACATCGACGCCAGCGCCAACCTCGTCTACATGAAAGACTTCGACCTGGGAGATCTCTGCACCTATCAGAACCAGGACGTCGGCATCGAGACCGTGAAGCGGATCACCGAGATCCAGGAGGTCTACGAAGGCAGCAAGGCGACGCTCAACATCACCTTCGGCAATGACGAGTCCACCTCACTCAAAAAAATCATAAGGAGGGAAACAACCTAATGCGATACGGATATTTTGACAGCGAGATCATCGGCACAGACTCGGAGGGTATGCCCATTTTCGACCGAGCCGAGACTTCCGATCTGTTCCGTCTTCTCTTTTCCAAACTGGTCAGCAACGGCGTCCTGGCGTCCCCCAGCGACTGCTTCCAGGTCGTAGCTGCGGAAGGTCTGAACGTCACCGTCCGGCCCGGTTTCGGCATGATCAACGGCGCCTTCGCCTATGACGAGGCCGAGAACACCCTCACCCTGGAAAAAGCGCCGGCACAGTACAGCCGCATCGACCGCATCGTGCTCCGCTGTAACTATGCGGACAGACTCTGCGAGCTGGTAGTCAAGACCGGCACCGTGGCCAACAACCCGGTCGCCCCGAAGATCGTCCAGCCTGCCGCTGGTGACTACTACGAGCTGGGCCTGGCCACCGTGACCGTGGGCGCCAACGTGACGGCCGTCACCCAGGCCAACATCACCGACACCCGCATGGACTCCACGGTCTGCGGCTTCATCACCCAGCTGATCGACCACCTGGACACCAGCGTCTTCTTCGCTCAGCTCGATCAGTTCTACACCGAGTTCGTCAGCAAGACTGAGGCCGACTACCGGCTGAGCCGCGAGGAATATCTGGCCATGTGCCAAGATATTGTGGACACCCTGAACACCTTCAAGAAGACGGCCGAGAGCGACTTTGACACCTGGTTCGACACCATCAAGGGCAAGCTGGCCGGCGACATCGCCGGCGCGCTCCAGATCCAGATCGACAACCTCACCCAGACCGTCTTCCTGAACAGGTACGGCCTCTGCTCTAAGGTGACGACCATCAACAAGGACGCCCAGGGCAACACGACCAGCATCGAGGAGACCGACCAGGACGACTCGGTCAGAGCCGTGACCACCTTCCAGAAGGACGACCAGGGCAGCACCACCGGCATCACCACCGTGATCACTCCCACAGAGGGCAACTACTTCTACACAAAGACGACCGCGTTCGAGACTACTGACGCCAACGGCAGCAAGACGATCACGGAGTCCTATACACAGAACATCAAGGAGGAATAAATCATGGCAGACTTTACTGGTGCCCAGTACACCGTGGACGAGGTCCTGGCGGGCATTAAGAAGAACCAGATCACCGGCCTGCCGCCTTCCAACCTGACCGTCAAGAGCGTGAGGGTCGGAGACGGCAAAGCCACCATCAGCTGGAGCGTGCCGGCGAAGACCGTCGTGGACGGCCAGGTACTCCAGACTACCGGCGGCATTATGATCCGCCGCAAGCTGGGCGAGGCTCCCCGGAGCATCACCGACGGCGACCAGGTGCTCATCAGCACCGACACCGTGGGAAGCTTTGAGGACAACGGCCTGGTGAATGACCAGGAATACTTCTACCGCTTTTTCCCCTTCTCCGACCATGGCGTCTACAACCTGAACCCGGAGAACGTCGTGAGTGCGGTCCCGAAGGCCTACGTCCTCTACGGCTTCACCATCGACAAAAACAACAGCGACCCGGCCAGACCGGAAGAGCGGCGTGGCGGG